GGAGAGAACCTGACAGTTTGCATTCACCATTCGCAGACATAAAAGTGTCTGTTTGGATGGGTGCAAACCTTCCAATTGTCAGGGGTGCGTCATGGATACGTCCAAGCACGCTCGATTCTTCGGTCACTGTGGGCAAAGGCCCGAGGTGACGCTCGCAGATTTTTTGTATGTGCGAGCTGGTCTCCGCGAAACCCTTCTTATAGAAGGCATTCATGGAGCAAATCCACGATATCACGTTGCGTGCTTGCCGTCGACTCGTCGGACGATCTGTGTGAACGTAGACTGGTGTAACATCTACGCCCGCATAAGCGTCCATCCCACAAGACTCTCTGAACCTCCCGGTCCAGAAGCTCTTAGAGACGTTTACCTTGCAATAGTACTTTTGCAGGTAACCAACGATCGCAGCTGCGTGTATACGCGGGACAATGATATCATCCCCGTACACGTAGACATCCCGAGACACAGAAAAAATGTTCTTGGGAGTCACAAGAAGGTTTTGTTCCTTCAGTAGAGCCACTACACAGATAGTGTAGAAGTACATTGACTCCACTGGGAAACAAAGAGCACTCCCCATCGATGCAAACTTCTTTAGAGGCCCTACAAGGGTCCCGTCTGGAAGAATTGCACGGGTCGATCGACACGCTTCAATAGCATCCCGAAGATCGGGGACACCATCAAACATCCTCATAGCAAGATCGTGATAAACACGATCACTTGCATCTGAGAGGTCTAATGTCGCCATCAGACCGTCTTTCGACGCGCTCATGGCCAAGTCCCTATTACACGATTGGTCAGTGAAATTCACATGGCCTTTCGCATAGTAGGAGGATTCGATGGTATCATATAGATACTCACGAATCGCCTGTTGTGCATATTGCATGCACGTAGGTTCAATGGCAATGATTCTGGGTCCTTTTAGAGTCTTTGGAACAGGAGTCACCCTCACGGGCAACTCCTGTTCCTCAGAAACGAACGTCACGTCTTCGAACTCCTTCTCACCATACGCACCAATACTGTATGCGTGATGGAAGAATGGAAAGTAGAGTTCTAATCGTTCGTACCAGTACTGCCATACATATTTACGGTTTCCCGCAATATGTTCAGCAGTTGCTCCAGGTCCATGTCTGGGAACAACCAAGGTAGCATCAAAGCTACAAAGGCAACCCCAGATGTGAGAAGCAACGCTAACAAAGTCGTTAACGTCACAATCCCGGAGTCTGATCTCTTCGAGTTCGTGTTCAACGGACTCAAATCTGTCGAGGGCGGACTGGACTCGTTTTCGGGTACAGTCTTTCTCAAGCTTCTTGAAAGCATAAGCACATTGGCGAATGCTAGCAACAGCCTGAGGATTAACTTGCCGTACGGCATCTTCAAATCTCCTTCCTGTTTCCTGATCGAACACCTGACTGAGCATACCTTGCAGAAATGCAGGGATTGCCCCACTCTTCTTGAAACTTCTGAAGAGTGTTGAGTCAACAAAGCCTTGGTCAAGAGCTTTTTCAAAGTCTTTTCCAAAGCTAGGGAGGGTTATCGTCAAAAATGATAACCCTTCTTGTTCGGTCCGTGACCTCATCGTCACAAGGTCACGTAAAGCGGATGAATTGGCAGCACACCCGATGTGGGCATCACGAATGATGCAGCACATCAACTCTATTTGGTCACTTACGTGGCTTTTCATGTCTCCTCCTACTGGAGGTAGGCTATCCAGCCACGACCATCACAGCCCTTTGCAGGGTTGCAACCTGTAACCTAGCCTGACGAACAACACCAGGCTGCTGCTTCAAAAGACCCGGTTGAGCCAGCGTTAATGCTGGCTACTAAGGATCTTACCGACACAAGTTGCATCAAGCCAGGTCTTGAAACCTGTAATGATCAACTGAATGTCCGCATCGCTGAAACCCCCGTTCGAGGGTTCATCGATGACAAGGTAGACACCGAGGCTCTGATAAGCATTTACTGCAGTCAGAGGATCGGCCGCCACGACTTTTTTGTCGAGGCGTGCCATACGACGTGTCCGAC